ATGCATCGCATTCACGAATTCCAGAGGGCGCTGAATGGGTATGGAGGCTGGGTTATAGGTAAGATTGCTGCTCAGGTTCTTCACTATACAGCAATGCGAACAGTGGAGTTACGTTCGTTGGTATGGTCAGGAATTGACTTTGAAAACAGGCTGATCACTGTTGACCCTGAAGTCATGAAAGGAAGAAAACTGCATGTCGTTCCAATGTCAGAGCAAGTTACAGCGCTTTTCAAATTCCTGCAACAAATCACCGGACAGTACGAACTTTGCTTCCCGGGAAGGAATGACAGGAAGAAGCCAATCAGCGAAAATGCCGTCCTTGGTGTAATCCGCGGAATAGGATATGAAGGGCAGACATGCGGACACGGTTTCAGACATCAATTCAGCACGGTACTCAACGAGAAGCATTGGAACAGCGACGCAATAGAGATGCAGCTGGCACACGTAAGCGGCGGGACGCGCTCAGTTTACAACCATGCTGCATATCTGGCTACCCGCAGAGAAATGATGCAATTTTGGGCGGACTGGCTTGATGAGAAGGTGCCATAAAAATGTAACAAACCATACGAATCAGTTAAAAGCCTGTGTTCCCCTATTTTTTCTCACCCTCCTGCGTCATAGGTAGATCGCTCACTTTTCAAATGCTAAACTTCCCCCACTCAAAACTCACTATTTTTTCTAATGTTCACAGGCACAAAATGTCTAATAAACGATTAAATGGAATACAATTTTTACGAGGATTTGCTGTTCTTGCTGTTGTTCTTGGTCACAACAGAGGAACAATGTATGACAATATAGTTGCAGGTTCATTTATTGATTACATAACATCCAATGCTATTTTTGGTGTTGAGGTTTTTTTCGTAATAAGTGGGTTTATAATATCTCATTCAACACAGAGTATAAAATTCAGTTCATTTGCAGAATCTTTATCATTCTTAATAAAGCGTTTTTTTAGAATCTATCCTTTGTATTTAATGGTATTGGCACTTTATGTGTCATTATACTATTACAACTATTATACAGGGGAATTTAGTTTAGGGCATCTTTCTATTGAAAATATAATACAATCAGTATTTATTTCTTCTTATCAGAGTGATGTTATATCTCCAATTTATGGCTGGGGCACGCTCGTTGTTGCGTGGACATTGAGATATGAGATTTATTTTTATATAATTTTTGCCATCTCAATGATATTTACAGCAAAATACAGGTCTGTTTTAACAACTGCAATAATTATTACTATATTTATTTTTTCATCATACTATTACCAAGGCCATTTAGTTTTAGACGCGCAATCATTTCCAATACCTAACACCACACCAGATAAGTACATTGGTTTTGCAGGAAACCCAATAGTTTTAGATTTTATTTTAGGAATGATTATAGCGGAATCAGAAAAGTTATTTGGGGACAACAGATTTTATAACAATAAAAATACTGGGTATTTTTATATCGTAATAATAAATATTTGTTTCATATTATGGTTTACTAGTGCGTTCGGTGGAAACGGTATCACGCGCTCAGGTATTATTGCTTTCTTTCTTGTGTTTAGCGTTGTGAGAATTGAAAGGATTTTTTCCCCATCGTTTCCTAAAATAATTACAATAATTGGTGAATCATCTTATTCTTTGTACTTGATACACATCCCTGTAAAGGAGTTCGCCGATTACTACGGAAACTATTTTTCATTTATACCTAAACAAGGTACATTGGCATTATTTATTGCATCAATATCGCTATCAATCACACTTTCCGTGTTAATTTTTAATTTAATTGAGAAGCCAATAAATAGATTTGGTCATAGACTTGCTAATAAAATATTACCTACGCGCAATTAAAAAAAGCCCCAACCGCTATCGGTAGGGGCATTTTAATTTACATTAAGCCATGTTAATGGACTATCAAGATGTTATATTTAAACCATCTTGCTTGTTTGTTGCTATATTAGAGTAATTTTCAATTGAATTGCCAGTGCATATATTGCCATACGTTGTTATCCTGTCACCTTCTACTCTTATACCTTCTTCCTGTGGTTTTGGAAAGGCTCCTAATGGGGTTTCACCACATGCTATATTACCGCAGACAGAAATGCGGTTGCAGTTAATAATGCGGATTCCAGTATTTTTATTGTCATTAGAGTTATTATTACTAACACTTCCAAAACTACTATTTTTTACGGTTATCCCGTTTTGTCCGCAAAAGTAAACGCTGTTGCTTTCAATATTGATACCTATACTATCATTAATACTTAATCCCGGCCCAGAAGATTGACGACCAGAACTTACCCAGTTATTTGAGAAATCAACGTAACGCCCACCAGTTATCTGTACCCCCGCATAGTAATTATCATCTATGTCACAACCAGTAACTTTGTTAACAGTAAATTCAGGTCCTGGATATGTTGTACGATCTGTGCTGAAGCGGAGGCCCGTGTCGGCGTTATGATAAATAACAGAATCTCTGAACCAAACAGATGGCATTTGAGTTATACTGGCACCATCTTTAGCACTTCTGGCGATGAAGCATTTGTTGAATACCAGTCCGCCGCCTATAGTCCCCTGCTCATCTACTTTTGGTGTTATTAAAATATTTTCTCTTCCCTTTGACTCAACAAATTCACATTGAAAAAATGACCAATCAGAAGATCCCTCAATCCAGGATCCAATACCACCTTTAACTCTAACACTACGCATATTACCAAGGGTAGTAAAATAGGTATGGAAACCTCTATGCGTATCAATAGGGAATATAGAAACATCCTCCCATACAATTCCGTCAATTCGCCCTTCCCATGTCCCGTTTCTGGAGCAGTGGACAATAAAGTCTGTTACATTTGGCGCTTCAATTTCGCGAATATTGGTTGAGTTCCCTCTCACAAGGTAGGTATCAGTAAGGGTAAAGAATGTTGTATAAATATCACCAGCCGGAAAGATAAGCGCCCCCGTAGCAGCAGCGGCTAAAATATACGCCTTATTATCAAACGCACTCCCGGCGTTCGGCACAACACCAAACTCAGTGGCATCACCCGGACCCGTGATACGTTTCCAAGCATATGGGGATGCTACTGCAATAGTGCCACCATCGTCCGTTAAGCCAGTTTTATCGACGCACTGAAATACGCCAGCACCATAACCCTGATGCTCTGTATGCCAGCCTGTGAGTAGGGCGTAATCGCCTATCTCATTTGAATTATCATCACGCATTTCCTGGAATGATTTGAATTTTAATTCTAGCTTGTTCAATGTGTCATATACGTTACTGTCTTTATACCCTACTTTTTTAGATCCATCCGGCTCAGCCAGTTCTTGTCGGAACTGATCTGGGTCATACTTCAATACGTTAGCAATATAATCAACCTGAGAACCATAGGCATCATAGATAGCCATGCTATGACCCTGAACGGTGACAATTTTCACCAGTTGACCGTTGTATACGATTTTACCGGCTGAGTTGATAATTAGCGGCTGAGCAATCTGGACGTGAGATCCATCCTCATTTTCAATGTATACTGGTATCTGATTGGCAGGATTAACAGGATCGGTATCAATCTGACCAATGTAAATTTTCCCATTCGCAACAGCTTTAAACGAACGGGATTCAGTGAAGACGGGACGAGGGTTAGAAACAACTACGTTTGCAGTGATATCTGTCATTTAATGTGCTCCAGATGAAAGTAATCGTCGCAGCGTGGCTACGGCAATGCGTCATTAAGACCACGGTGGTCTTATTGTGGATACAACCAGTAGATCATATGATGCCGATCCACTTACAAAAGTGAGGCATCAGAAATGGGAAGAGATGACCCGCAATTTAACCTCAGGCTACCCTACGAGCTGAAAGAAAAGGTTAAGCAGAGGGCAAAGGCAAACGGAAGGTCACTAAATGCAGAGCTAGTACAGATAGTGGCTGATTCACTTGAAAAGCCTACGCCTGTAATCGGATACAGGGATGATGCTGAACGCGAAGCAGACATCGTATCCAGAGAAATTCAAGAATTAGTATTCGAAAAGTTGAAAGATTTCTATCGAAAAAAATAGCCCGGCGAACCGGGCTTTACTCATTTTTTGCAAGCTATATACATGCTTCTTGATATGGTGTTTGTTGCAAATGCGTTGCCAGTACTTCCGTCAATGTTTGCAATAGCTCCCTGATCACTACCAGTGCTAATCAGGTCATAGCCTTTTGAACCACAAAGATCTCCGGCCTTGGCCTGAAACATAGCCCATGAACCACCTACTCCAGAGCATTCTATGGTATATGCCTCTCTTCCATCTGGAGCATACGTTTTTGTTGCTGTAGCGCACCCAGCGAGAAATACACAAAAACAGCCAACCATCACACCTTTTTTCATTATCATCACCCAATTAAGTAAGGGATTCAGATAATATATAGATCAAAGAATGATCTCTATTGGTTCCTACGAGGATTTATGAACAGAGACTTATTGAACTTTGCATTCCTTATCTTCGGCATCGTAGTTGGTAGACTGCTATTCGCTTAATGCATCTGATTTAGCGCCTTGAGCAACAGAGTTAACAGCCCGCTCAACTTCGGCTAACGCTTTCTCGAATGCGGTAGAACCACGTGGAGTATTAGCCAGGCGAAGCATTGAATTACGTGCTGGTTTACTCTCATACATTCTTGCCAGCAAACCATACCCGCCACCAACACCTACCAGCGCAGGGTTAGTTACCGTTCCAATACCTAGGATGAACGGTATAGTTTGCTGACCTGTAGGCGTTGTTACTCCTGCCTGACCAGCACGCTTGGTTGACTCAAGATAGTTCTTCAGTCCTTTCAGATACGCAGCATCTCGTCCTTTAAAAGCGATTCCCGTCTGGGTAGACATTAAATTAACCTGGCGCAGGAACTGATCCGGAGAACCGCCTGATTTCTCCATAGCCTTTCCGATGATGCCGTTACGCATTTGCGCCCTGCCAACACGACCAACTGAGTTATACAGCGTCTTAATTTCCGATTTGTTCTTGCTGAATAGCATGTTGTTGACAACTTCCGGCGTCAGATCGCCTTTCATGAGAACATTCTTCAGCCTGGTATTCTTTAGTTTCGCGGCTTCGTCAGCGTAGACGGCATTGGCCTGCTGATATTTACGGAGAGTATCGTTGCCAAGATTCTGACCAATGGCACCATTGATATCGTCGGTCATTGCCTTGTAAACGCGCTGAATGGCAGCATCGGAACGGTTTGGTAACACTGGTCGCTCACCCTTCACGTCCATTCTGAACTGGCTGCGCAGATCGCTTAATTGCTTCAAATCCAGATTTACCGGACCATCAGGACCAGCATTGCGAACAAGCTCATCACGATAGGACTGAAGTTTTGAAATAGTCTCGTTATCAGCAACCTTACCAAGCTTCTGCAGGTTAGATATTTCTGTATCAATCTGCTGAATTGCTCTTGCAGGCTGAATGTTTATTCCCGCCATAGCATTCTGAACCTGCTTCAGTCGATTTCCTGCAGCGCGACGAATTCCTGATGTTTTCGCTTTAAGGCTGTCAATAACAACCGCTGGATCATACTCACCGAATTTATCAGCAAATCTCTGAACCAACTGGCTTCTCGCTTCCTGTTGCGTTGCTCTCATTCCGCTTGTGCCAGCCAGGGGGATATTTTCTGCTGTCGTTTGCGCCATTTTTCCGACGCGGGAAGTAGGCTGTAACAGGTCTGTGGTGTGCAGAGGCACTCCTTCACGCTCTGCAAATCTGATAGCTTGCTGCGCTTCTGGTGCAATAGCACCACGAACGCCACGATAAGCAGCGCCTAATCCACGTCCGGCAGCGTTAATAGCGCCGCCAGCCAGAACGCCAATGCCTAAATCGGTAGCGAGTGCTTCCGCATCATCTTTCGCACTATTTGCAGCAAGTGACCCGACTGCGTTTTCAGCGAGAAGGCGAGTTGCACCCTGAGCGATTCTACCAGCGAGTGTTGGTGCCTGTGTTGCCGCTCTCTCAATGCCAGCAGGAGTGAGGTAAGGCAATGCCTCAGCAAATACCCTGCCCTCTGTAGTTTGTGGAGTCAGCGCGCCTTGCTGAAGGCCAAAGTCCTGCTCTAATCCCTGCGTTGTTACTCGTGGCGCTGGGTGATATGTCCCATCGCCAATTCCGAGTTTACCGCCAGCCCAAGCCGCCGCGCTTGTTACAGCATCGGCAACTGATGCAGGTATGTTTGCCACGTTCACGCCAGCCTGCACCAGTCCGCGACCAGTTTCTTTCACGGCTTCACCAAGATCCGACATAAATCCACTTTGCTGTGGTTGTTGCTGTGATACTGGTTGTTGTGTCTCCACTGGCTGCACAGATGGCAATGGATAGGCAGCATAGAAAGCTTGCTTAGCCTGCTCTGCATTTTCTCCGGCTTGCGGGGCAACGACTTCATTGAAGTATTGCTCCTGAGCCTGCGCTTTTTGTTCTGGTGCTAACGCCTGATACTGTGGAGAGGCGATAACATCTTTCCATGCTTTAGCCATTAATCACCCCATAGCGAAGAAAAGTTACTGCCAGTAGTAGATTGTTGCCCTGGCATATTCTGCACCGGCTCCTGATAATCAAACTGTTTTTTAACAGTGCTCAACTTGCTTTCAAGCTGATTTCTAATCTTTCCGATAGAGTCACGAAAAGCCTTTTCACTTATTTTGGGGCTTAGGGCACCAACCGCATCGGATAATTTTTTACCCTCTGCATCTGAAAGAGCGCCCATACCCTTCAGGGACTGCACCATAGGAAGGAATGTTTGAGCTTTAAAGGTGTCGAGCCTTGCTTCAAAGTTAGCCGCATCAGAGCCAGGAACTGTCGGAAACGCTGAGCGAATTCCTACTGCTTTTGAAAGGCCGGGGCTTTGCTCTATCTCGTTGAGAGAATCAAGCGCGGTGCTGAACGTATCAACTGCACCCTGAGCGGCGGCCTGCCTGTCAGCGCGGGCTATGTCAGCCTTTTGCCGAACATCTGCCTGTTTCTGTTTTAGCTCTTCAAGCTTTAACTGATTGCTTTCTCTGGCTATCTGTCTGTCCAGAGCCTTTTCTTGTAATTCTGCTCTTTGTATTTCTCGGGAAAGAGCAGCATTCTGTGCGCTGATGTTCTGTCCACGTATCTGGATGTCCTGACCTCGAGCTGTTAGTGCTTCTCCTGCCTGATTGCTGCGGATTGTCTCTGCCAGCCTGCCTCGGTCAATCTCACGACCAGCCATCTTGTCCTGAACATTGAAGTAATCAATCGGACCAAGAGCAGCCATTCCAAGGTGATCAACAAACTCACCAAATCCTGAAGGATTCTGCTGATACATCTGAGCAACGTTATTAGGGTCAACACCGACGCGAGTCAGTTCCTTGGCGTTGTTTTGCAGCCATGATTGCATTGCTTCTGGAGACGATGACGCAAGGCGTGCGCCAGCCGCTAAGGTACCGATGGAATTGCGCTGGTCTTCATCAATGAATCCCATGCCTTTACGAACGGATTCAATCTGGTCTGGATATTGAGTAGCCAACTGACGCAAAGCACCGCGATCACCAGACGCATAAGCATTAGCGTACGCCTGCTGAAATTCTTTCTGCCGCTGAGCCTGCTTTTCCTGCTGAAAAACACCCGCAATACCTGAAAGGCCTTGCAAAGCAGTCAGCCCAACATTGTTAGCGCCTGAACGCTCAATATCATTGTTCTGCCTGATAAGCTGAAGCGTATTGCCGATGTCATTTACGCTCGGAGCGTTTGAGTTGACACCACCGATACCAGCCAACAATCCGCCATTTGATCCTTGCCAAGTAGCCATGATTACCCCTTAAAACAACGACCCAAGCAGGCCAAGTCCGCCGCCAATTGCCGCACCTAATCCAGTGCCAAGTACGGGAACAATAGAGCCAAGAGCAGCGCCAGTCATAGCTCCTGAAGCTCCGCCGCTAATTGCTGTCTGAAGGCCTGATGGTTTATTGGCGTTAGCAGCGGCAAGTGCTGCGCTTTGCTGCGCAATGCTGCTCATGTTGTTGGCGTATGTCTGCCCGGCGTTCGCCTGACCTTGCAGCGCACCAAGACCAACGTTTGCCAGATTGTTGTAATTGCTCATCTGGTTTGATAACCAAGACTGACCGAGAGTCGGCGCGATCGTAGCCAGTTGATTGCTTGTGGCTGTCGAACCAAGTCCACCCGTCGCCTCCGCAGCAGCAAGACTCTGGTAACGAGCCTGACCTGCAAGGTCTTTATACTGCTGAGAGTTGTAATACTGATTAAGTGCCTGCCCCTGACCTTCTAAACTGGAAATGTTCTGAAGCTGGTTAACATACTGCTCCGCAAGAGGCGTGAACGGAGCAAGGTTTTTCATGATCGTCTGCCACTGCTGATTTTGCAGGTCTGCGGCATACTTCTGAGCTTCTGCTGCATACTTTGCGCTTTTATCAGAGCTGCCACCTTTCCCGCCTTTTTCAGGGCAATAAGGTTCCTCGCCGCGCAGTTTTCTGCCCAGCTTAAATGCATATAACATGGCTATCTCCCGTGATTCAGGAAGTCGATTAGTTCTTCGCGTGTAGCACTGTAAAATGTCACGTCATCCACGCCTTTGAAGTATTTCTTGATGGTTCCTACACGCTTAAGGCCAATCATTGCGCAGTACATCTGCCCGTGGCGGAATTTGCGTGCAGCGAACGATGTGACGCACTGAACGGTGGTGTTAGTCAGAATATATCTCCAGAACGCCAGGCCGATTTCCTTGCTGAAGCCGCGAATCTCAGGCAGGTACATGGCGTGGCAGTCAAAGGTCAGCGGCTGAATCTCGTTGTAATACACGATGCCACCGAACTGACCATGTACGTTCACTTCGAAATAGCGGCACTCAGGCTTGTAGTCGTATCCGTCACCGTTGTTGCTCCCGGCGATGATGTCGGGATGGTTGCCGACCATTTCTATCAGGTCGATATTGCGTGTTGGAATGAATGTAATCATTAATCAATCAACCCATGTGCACGCAAGGCGTCTTCCAAAGCCTTAGTGCGCCGGCGCTCAGTAATTAGAGCATTGGCTATAGCCTGGATTTCAGATTGCGTGTAAGTATCGCTAACGGCGAATGTCAGGTCAGCATCGAATACGCCTTTATTCGCCGTACCTGTTGCCGCGGTCCATCCAGTCTGGCGAGCGCCAACAACTTTTGTACCGTTAACAAAATAACTTCCTGATACGTTAATGGATGAGGCAAGAGTTTGAGTTCCTGTTCTGCTGAGTGAAACATAATCAACGATTATATCTGATACCTTACCGTCGATATCCTGAACTTTTATTTTCAGACCATTAACATCATTCTCTATTTCAAGAAGCTTTACTTTTATTCCTGAAATATCCTCTTCTGTTTTTGTAATTCTTTTTTCGTGCTCATCAAGAATTACATCCTGCTCATCATTTCTGACCTGCGCATCATAAGCACCTCCTCCTGCCTGATTTGCCTTTTCTGCAATGGAGCCAACATCAGTACCCTGATTTATGACATACAGAAGGTAAGACCGACTGAATATGTTGCGAGGGAGAATAGATGCATCAATGCGTGTAGCCTGAACCACGACAGGCTTATTAAGTGACGGGTCTGCCATATGTTACTCCAGACGAATTTGACACCCGGATAGTGTTACAGGTGATTTGGTGATTACCCGCAGCTTGAATCCGATTAATCGACGAATACGACCTACACGCTTCCATAAAACTCTCTTGTCGTACACAAACGGCTCATTCTGCTCAATCATCTGTTCGCGACCGTAATTGATTCCGTCTGTGGTTGCAGACAGGAACAGGCGGTCAGCGTACTGCGCAACGCCTGTCGAGGATTCAACTTCCAGATCGAAGCATCTGGCGTTATCCGCTTTGAACAGCGGAGTAAACAGCAGATGTTCCTGTTGCTTGTCGTACTGGCTGCTGATATCGAATTGCAATTTCCCGGTCACGGACTCCAGCTTATCGCCGCACGTTATCTGATTGCCTTCGTAAATGAAGTCGATAGCGCGGTACACATCGTCATACAGGCCTGTTTTCAGCACACACCATTGCGGACCATTGGAGCTTGAAGATGCGTCGTACACGAGAACATGGCGCGCAAGATGGATAATCAGCAACTCATGCGCATCAAATCGCAGAGACTCCATCACGCCATCAGCCAGTTCATCAGCAGTGTAGGAGCGTAGTATTTTCTCAATGCTCGCGCTGGCGATTGGTGACACCTGACCGGAGCCGATGATGTATACAGACGGCGCGCCTGTTGCCGGATTGCTGATGAACGCATACGAATCAGCGAATGGCGTTTTACAGTAAGTCCCGGCAATGCCTTTCTGCACCATCAGTGATGGCTGTGCGACATACAAAGCGGCACCAACGGTGGTTGCCCCAGTCAGGGAAAAATATTCAATCGTCGATGAACCAAAGCAGACGATGAAGTCTCGCCATGTTCCGATGCCGAGGATACCGTCCGGCTGCGATTCTGCGCGATATTGTGCGCTGTAACGGTCAGGATGCGATTCGTCTTCAAGGTCAGTGATAAACCATGAATCCGTGCCGTCTTTTGACCACGCATAACGCCCACGTAAGCGTGTAATGTCGCGGACTGAACCTAACTCATACTGAGTGAATCCGCTGTCTGCAGGCCAGTTTGAGACGGTTTTGATCGTGCCATCATAACGATACTCGACCAGTTGACCATTAACGCCTACAGCCTGAGATGTCCGACCATGCGCCATTGATACGCGACCACTTCCGGCGACGTCACCGACTTCACTTTCTCCTTTGTACAGTTTGCCACCACACACGCGATAAACAGCATTCTGCGCCATGTTGTACTCGACGCCTCGTGATACACCGTTCACATCAGAACGTTTGGCAATGCCCGGGAATGAGCGAAGATATCCGCTGCTGTTCAGGATTTCTTTGGGTGTAGCCAACATATTCACTGGCAGATAGTCGATATAGTCGGCGTTTCGAAAGTCTTTGCCGACACCTTTCATAAGCGGAAGTTGCTGAATCGGCATTTATTCACCTCACGTACTCGGATCATCTTTCTCGATGTAAAACCGATTCCACGTAAACGCGCTTTTGTTACCACTACCGCGAGGCATGTCATTTCGCCGCTCAAGTGGTGGTATTTTGGTTAAAGCGATGCAAATTGTCTGGTATGCACTGTCAGCAGCGGTAAGGAGAGCGTCTGACGGCTGAATGACGTTATCCATGCACACTTGCACAGCGAGTTTCAAGGCGACGCCATCATTTGCCCATGCAGGGATACCTGAATCATCGTCAGGTAACGGCATGATGCCGTTTTCTGTATCAGCAAACTGATATCCAAGCTCGATACCTTTAGCCTGCCATGCTGCCATCATGTCTTCGAGGTCATTAATGGCATCTTCAATTGCCTGAGGGTCAGCATCTGTCAACGTGGCATTGGAATACAGCCCAGCTTTTCGTAAAGCCTTTAGAACGAGATCACCCTTCGTTTTCGCCATCTTCTTCCGCCTTAGCCACTTTTTGCTTCGTTGCGGTTTCTTCAGGAGTTTTTACCCAACCTTTTTTCAGGTGAGATTTAACTTCTTCGTCATCAACAATGATGTAATCGACAGCAAACTGACCACAGGTGATCATGTTGCCAGGCTTATAGAGCATTGTTCGTGCCATTGTCTTCTCCCAATAAAAATGGGGCCGAAGCCCCACCAAAATTACTGCCCGGCAATAACGATGCCCGTATATTCAGGAACCAGTACAGAGCAACCGTACAGAGTGGTGAAACGTGCAGTGGTTACGCCTTTGATGTGGTCGAAGGCGTAAGACATGATCAGCGTAGCGCCCTGCTCGGTGGTTGCTGTCATTACCTGTGGCCCCTGACCAGTCGGGAATGCCAGTTTGCCGTACATCAGTTCAACAGAACCATCAGCCCAGAATAGGTTAGCCGGTGCTGCGTTCTTGTTGAGAATGGTGATTGCTGCTGATTCTGCCGGTTTGGCATCGACGTTTGCATATGGACGACTCGCAACATCAGTATTTTCAACAGGGAGAATCTTTGGAGAAATTGTTACGGTAGTTCCGCTAACAGCCAGAACACGGAATACCTGCGGTTGACCGGTGGTATCTTTTGTGATCTGGTGTACGGAATTCACACCGGCAATGGTGAACGCATCACCAACCTGCAAGCCAGATGCAGATACCGTAATAGTCCCCTGTCGGTTATCAACTGGCATACCATTTGAATCTTTCGCTTCAACCTTGTGTTCAGGTTGGCCTGATACTGTCAAGGATTCAGCGCTTCCTTTCGGTAATCGACCAGAAATATCGGTCTTGTAGCTATCAAAGGACGCAACCGGAGGGATCTGCGCTTTTTCGTATGCTGTCAGGGTTGCGCCCTGAGCATAGGCACGGTGACCAAGCTCGCCAGCAAGGTCTTTGTAGTTGAAGGGGTTCCAGAAAGAGCGGCGGTTGATACCCTGTGGTACACCAATCGCCGTCATGGTGGCATCAATACCTGCCGCACAGTTCCACAAATCACGGCCCTGTGAACCAGTGGTTGAGTCAGCCATTGTGATCACGTTAGTAGCACGCTGCGTGACCATGGAAATCAGGTCAGAGTCAATCTGTGCAGCAAGGCGCATACCTGCGGCTCGACCAGCTTCAGTTTTATGTTCCGGGTCACGCATTTCACGCGCATCCAGAGTGTACAGAATGTTTTTCGGCTCCTTGAACACAGAAGGAACAAGGCGCTGAACCAGTGCTGTAGGCGTTTTGCCGCTGAGATCGAGGCCTTCTTCAATGTTCATGTGGTAATGCTGCGGACGATACAGAACATCACCTGCTCGCTGCATTGCTGTATCACCGGGACGGAATTTTTTAGCGTTACGGGAAACTACGCAGGCGGCCTCAAAGCCTTCAACGTAGTTTTCGAACATGATTTCAAGGTCTTTTGCTAATTGGTTAGCCATGCTTAATGCTCCGATAGGTTATTTTTTTGCCTTTTTAGCGGCGAAATACGGCGTCCAGTCACCAGTTTCCAGCGCCTTGGCTTTCAATTTGTCGAGGTTGTTGATTACTGCGCCGTTGCTCCCCTTAACTGTCGGGGTTGTGGCTGCCGTGGTTTTTGCTTTTGGCATGATTCTGGCCTTCGATTCGATACGTTCCAGCAGACGACCAATTGCTACGGGGTTGGTAGCTTCTGCCAGTTGCTTGCGCAGTTCAGCGTTGCGACCGAGTGCCAGAACAACGATTTCCGGCTTCTCTGACTCAAACAGGATCGCGTTTTGTGTCTCGATGGGGATTTCCTCGAGTACGGCCTGTTCTGCTTCCTGATAGCCAGGAACCTTGAGAGCCTTAACACGTTGCTGATATTTGGATAATCGCTCTTGATAAGCAGCCTGAAGCTCCTGCTCCTTCTGCTTGCGAGCCATCTCCTGTTGCTGGTACTTTCCGTTATCCTCTGCCCACTTAGCCATGCGTTGCTGATAGATTTCTTCATCGAAACCGATGTCCTCATCATCCAGTTTTGGCATTCGCGGTGGTTGAGTGATTACCGGCTGCTGCTCGACGGGTTTCTGAGACTGACGCATCAGCTCTTTCAGCTCGCGGTCTTTCTCTTTAATCGTCTTGCGAAGGTGTTTTACCAGTCCATGCTCTGCGCCATCTTCGCTGGTTGGCGAATCCAGCTTTTCGTCACCAAAGTAGAATTCCTGTTCTGATTCGTCGTCATCAGTTTCAGTAGCTTCCTCTGCATCATTGCCGGAGGACTCACTGCCATCTTCTGTTTCGACTTCTTCAGCCAGTTCGACATCATCAGGAATCTGCTCTGACGCGTCGGTTTCGATTTCAACTTCTGGTGTGTTTTCTGCCATCTGGTCCATTTGTTACCCCTGTTTACTCGATGTTCAGCCCATCGGAAGGCAATAGGGTGCCAGGCCTCATAAAGACAGCCATTGCACGTTATGGGTTAATTACTGCTGTGGTTGTTGCTGAGTTGATTTTTGCAGGATGCTGCTGATGTCCATGCGCTGCGCATGACCCTGTGCCTGACTTTTCAGGACAAGCTCTGCATCAGCACGGGCATTGTCTCCTTGCTGTTGCTGGAACTGTCCGAGCAGTTTCAGAGCCTCGCGGATATCAGATTTCTGCTGGCTATCGGCAGATGCGAGGATTTTCACAACGTTTGCCGCTGCAACCTGAGCATCAGTCTGTGCCTGGAATGCTTTAACCTGAATGGCTGCCTGTTCGTTCTGCGCTTTCTGCAATTCAGCCTGACCTGCAAGAAGCTGACCTTGCGCTGCAACCATAGCCGGATCTGGCTGACTGGCCTGTTGTTGTTTCGCCTGCTCAACCATCTGCTGTTCTTCAGGCGTTCTCGGCTTGATAACGCCAGACAGAAGCAACTGATTGCGGTTGTATTCTTTCAGATCGTCCATCCCTTCGCCGTCCATATTGTCGAGAATCATCGACGATACAAGGTCGTGCTTCGGCGTTCCTGGTGGGATAAGTGCCAGCATGGAAAGTAACGACTTAACCGTTGCATCACGGCGAGTAGCGAACGACTGACCGACATCGACAGTCACTTCATAGTTGCCCTGCGAAAGGTCATTAAGCGCGATAACCTGCCCTGTCTGACGGTCAACCACTTCACCAGTCATCAGCGCCACGTCATCGCTGCCGTCCTCATTAACGATACGCATCGGCGTATCACTGCCATAGACCTCACGCGCCATAGAAAGCCACACAACGCCAGCGCGACGCATGGATTTAGCCATGTTGTCCATGTAGATATAGGACTGCGTGTCCATCCTGTTAAAGATGCTATCAACGGTATCGGTAGCGACGTTGCTCGGCATGTTCTCAAGCTGCGACGCACCTGTAATTTGCTGAATAGCCGTTCCGGTGTACTGCAATAGTCCGGCAAGAGCAGGAGGCATTTGTGTTGGGGGTGTCCAGCCAGCAACCTGAGCTTCTGAAATGACTGTTCCGTTTTTGTCCTTCTTGCTGGTCATAGGAAGAACTGCAGGTCTTTTCTTATTCCTCTCTGCCCAGTGATTCATTAATGGGCCGGGAATGAAATCAACATCCACGATAGGAATACCATCACCGCCAGCCTGAGTAGCGTTATCTGCAATCATGGAAACCATCAGGTTCTCAAGACGCTGTGCATCCATCGCTTTTGCTGCGTGGCCTTCGATTCGCTCCTGATTATCAACAAATGAACGACGCCCATATACCGGGATGAGAGGAATATGTTCGCCCGGAATACGCTTCGGTTCTTCCAGCCATTCAGCGCCAGACAGAAGACCGCAATAAACTCGGCGTTTCTTCACTGTCCGCTCACCAATCAGTTCGAATGCACCATCGGTTAGCTCGTCGACAATATCTTTGATTTGCTCTTCATCATAGATTGCCGTTTCTCCGCTGACAGGGTTACGCCATGCTGTGAGCTTCACCTTCTCTATGCGGACTTCGTAGTAACGTCCAACATAGATGGCGTCAGGCGTTGACCAGTCATACTGAGTACCAGTGTCATCACGAGAAAGGCTTGCCGCGATGGAATCAGGGTATTCAGCCTCGAACGCTTTGGGCGTCATGGAGAACATTTCCATAGCCCACATAGCATCAGAGCGGTCATATTGCTTGCTGTCCTGATCAAAGAAGACGCATGTCGCTGGGTCGTAAACAGGAAGAAGGCTGATGCGGCGCTGCTCGTTACTCGGATCCATTTCATCTTCGTAATCGGCACACATGCGGAAACAACCGAATCCACCCGTTACGGCATCATCAAATGCGTTATCACACGCTTCGCCACCTGATGTTTCCTGATAGTCAGCGCGGAATTTGCCGTTCATTTTTTCGGCTAAAGCTTCCGATGCCTTGTCATCCTTCGGCCTGAATTTAACGCTGATGCGATTCTGTCGATACTCGCCAATGATGCGATCACATTCACGGGCAATCTTATTCAGTTCAAAGCGCGGGTAATGCTCAAACCTGCCTTCATCAAATGAGTAACCAGCGTTTGTGCTGCCTTCCCACTGTGCGCCGGACACCCGGACGAAACGTTGAGCCTCAATAATCTGCTCACGCATATCCTGCGTTGCTGACCAGGCATTATCAAAGTTGCACAGCACCTTGCGATGCCAGTCAGTCATCTTTTTTTCTGCCATATCAACCTACACCACAAGGAATTGAGTAACTGGAATAGTCTGGTTGCGCAACCGACTCCGGGCAATGCATACACATCATCAACGCATCAGCCAGGTTAGGAGATGGAATACCGAGCTTCTGCTTCATTTCGACTTTGGTCATCAGCTCAAGCTTTCCGTTGCCGTTGAATTTGCGTTGGATCTGCGTTAGCTCTGCGAATAGCTTGTTGAGGATATTCTCTCCAATAGCCTCTTTGTCAAAGCTAAGCATTTCATCAGGGTCGGCGTATTCACCATGCTCTACCGCCCGGTATGTTCGATAAAGCCTGTCAGCCAGCGTGTAATAGAACTGCGCTCGCTTGTTTCGGAATACATCTCCAATAGTGCGGACGTTATCACCCTGCACAACTTCATCAGTCCATGCCCCAGCCTGATATGGAGCATCTTCGTCGAATGGCGATTCACTACCTTTAAACATTGTTACGGTGACTTTCTTTCCACTGAAATAGTCTGTTATCTGTCGACGAAGCCCTGCTCCAAGTCCATCTCCATCAAACAGGAAATGATCAACATCATCGATTACCGCCAATGAAGATGCCCAATCAGCACCCTCGTTTATATCCATGAGCAGCCCTTCACATACGCGCTTAACAACTGATCCATGTCGCACTGCATATCCTTTGGCATCTGGGCCGGTGTCTGACGGGTCATGCGCTGCAATCACTGCACCTTTAGCTTTCCATCCGAGCTTAATGTGGGCGTCTGTTGCAGCCTCTAACCATGCAAACTTGATAATAGCCATTTCTGATGCCCCCACCGGTTCACCAAGATACACATGCCGATAAAGCTCGTGATTAGCCTTCTTCATAATCTCCATATCCCTGCGGAGAGTTTCCGGGAACCATGGATTAGCTGTGTAGTTGATCTGCTTGACGATGCAGTAGCGATTACCGTTTTCGTCATAGTCGGGGTATATGCGATTCGTAACAAAGCGCTGATGTGTATCGCTGAGTCTGTTCTTCGGGTTGTATGCAACCCATATTTCCGACTCAACCACTCGACCATACTCAGCGCTGTAGAACTCTTTACGTACCGTTGGGATAAGCGTTTCCCATGAGTCCTTTGATACGTTTTCTGCTTCCTCTACAAGGGCGGCATCGAAGTTTGCGTAACCTTTGATATTTTCCACGTTAAGGCGCAGGAAGTCGAAACTGATACGTCCGCCGCTATTGGCAAATATCTCTGTCTTATTGATAGTCACCAGTGAGTGGAGGTTTCGGCGGTTAATCTCTTCAACAATTTCCGCATAGCATGATTCCTTGATGGACTTCATGTACTCACGAAAACAGATAAGCTTCCATCCGTGATAGATGACGTTATTGAGGAGGATTGTTATGAACGTTCGCGTCTTGGCGGAACCTCGCCCGCCATAAGCTACCTTGAATCTGGCTGGCTGCAGGTATTCCTCAAACGCTTCAGGAATGCTGCATTGCTCTGTCATTGCGTCTCGCTTTTTACAATGTTATACACTGGAGCTTTTGGAGTCATGGAGCCGTCATCAGATGTATGGTTGACGTCCTGCTTCTCTCGCCATTTATCTTTCTGTCTGTTCTTGAGCCAGAAGATGGCGGCAGTTGTATCAGGCGGGTAATACTTCTTAAGCGGAGTTTCGACAATTCTGTTTTCAATAACACGAATATCGATGTCTGGAGCCACGAAGCCCATAGCGCGTTGATAAAGACGATCACTAACTTCTGCATCAGCGACGGCCTTACCCTTTTTTATGGACTCTAAAAACTCCGGATATTCCAATTTCCAATTGTTGATTGTTGCCTCGCTAACTTCAAAGAAGTCAGCGAGTTCGGCGTCTGTATAGCCCAGCAAGCACAGTTTGCGTGCCTGTTCGGCATACGCCTCTTGATACTTTGTTGGGCGCGCCATGTTTATGCTCCGGTAGTGAACAGGTCTAACGCTTCCTTCGATTTACGCACCGCTTCGATAGTGCGGGTCGTGATATCTGAATTAGCGCCACCTGACTGGAAGTGAATTTTGAATAGCTCAAGCTTCAACTCGTCAGTGCCGATGAATTGAAATGCTTCCTCTGCGGCTGCGTTCTGGTTCATGACCAGCTTGTAAATCTCTAACTGGAATTTCTGTTCTTCAGTCATGGGAATAATCTCTGCCATTGTTGGCTCCGTTTATCCGTTAAAAGGGATATCAGTTAAGTTATCCCGTGTAGGGTATAAGCCATTATCAAAGCCACTCTGTAGGGAATGGCTTTTGTGATGGCATCACTTACTCTTTACGCTGCTATCCCACTCATCCCGGAATTTTGATGGGTTATTGAAACCTTCTGCTGACATAACAACTCCTTCAATGTTTGGCTGAAATTAGGATGTCTTTCCATCAGTCCGCCACCACAAAGAATCTTTTTTGCCATAAGGCAGGAGGTTCATCTTTCAGTGGCTGCCGGTGTTATTTCCCCACTTTCTGGCTTGGGTTATGTCGCTGTACTGCTGTAAACTGATGACCTGGAATAAATTCCGGTTTCATTATCAAGCCCACCCGTAGATGGGCTTTGTAATGGAGAGCCGTTGTGAAAGTGGCTCTCGAAGCTATTTCCGTAGCTTAGGCCGCCAGGCGGTGCTGTTCTTCGATAAGCGGCTGACGATGATTACGCTCGAACATGCCGCGCAGCACTTCTTTGCGTTGTTCGAAGTCCCACCCCATGCTGATGAATACCGTGTTGGCGCGCTGTAGCTCGGTGATGCAGTGAATTTGTTCCGGCGTCAGGTAATCGCGGATCGGCTCTTTCTTCCCGATTTCGTGATGCACGCGGAACTTGGCCGCCGTCATGCCCAGCGCCAGTCGGTTAATCAGGTCAGCTTCGTTGCTGAAGTGATGCGGGGCGATCTGCTTACCCTGAGCCTCTCGCTCATGTTTGATGGCGTCGGTCATGGGTTTGTACTCCAGGCGTGCAGAGTTGCGATCCATTTTCTTTTTCGCCAGCGCGCTACGCATAGTGAAGAATTCAGCTACCAGGCGCTTTTTGAATTCACGCACAACTTCATTGTTTCGCATGTATGTGATCAACAGCGTGGTTTGCTGTTCGTTTAACAGTGCTATTTCCTGCTTCTGCATGCCCCCATCCGTTTGAAAGGATCGCATTTCAAATTCCACCCTTCCGAACTCTTCGAGGTCGCTTTTGTACTTCCTGATGAGCTGAATCACAGGCTTGTGATCCTTTTTGACGCCAGTAGCGATTACAGCGGAGTTAGTGACCAAGTCGAGCTTCTTGATTTCAACTAATTGCATCGGTAGTTACCTTTAAGTGATGAACCTTGTCACACAGGATTCCGGCCCACAGAAAGGCACCGATCACCAAACCGGCATCCTCAAGGGTCATCCTGAAAGGTTCTGTGTTCAGAAGTCGCGCGTGTGAAGCGCATTTACTGCGGATATAAAAATGCCCCGCATTACGAGGCATTTTCATGAAAGTCACTTGTCAAATTTCTATGTGATGGAAATTATTTCAGGCATTGCGTCCCGATGTACTCCTGAAGCGTTCTCAGTGCTGCTTGGTCGCTGATGATTCCGTCCCGGATACCGAGAACGTTTCGTCCAGCAACTGGAGAGAGTTCGACGGTGGCATCATTGCCCATGCCGGAGGCGCTGGAGGTTTCGGCTGAGGATGACACAGGGCATTTTCCTTTGACGAGCACCCGACCACCATTATCAAGCTTGCGCCGAAGAGCATCATTTTCAGCTTTCGCATCAGCTAACTCCTTCGTGTATCTGGCATCGAGGGCGGCAACATCACGCTGACGCTTCGTCATGTCAGTAATTGTCGCGTTCGCCAGCGCCAACTTATGAGTAACGGTGTCGCGCTGCTCTTTGTAGGTGATGGCATTACCACGGTAATGATTAACAGCCCATGACAGGCAGACGATGATGCAGATAACCAGAGCGGAGATAATCGCGGTGACTCTGCTCATACCTCAATCTCTCTGACCGTTCCGCCAGCTTCTTTGAATTTTGCAATCAGGCTGTCAGCCTTATGCTCGAACTGACCATAACCAGCACCCGGCAGTGAAGCCCAGATATTGCTGCAACGGTCGATTGCCTGACGGATATCACCGCGATCAATCATCGGTAAAGCGCCACGCTCCTTAATCTGCTGCAGTGCCACAGCGTCCTGGCTTTTGGGAGAGAAGTCTTTCAGGCCAAGCTGCTTGCGGTAGGCATCCCACCAACGGGAAAGAAGCTGGTAGCGTCCGGCGGCTGTTGATTTGAGTTTGGGGTTTAGCATGACAAGTTTGCGAGGGTGATCGGAGTAATCAGTGAATAGCTCTCCGCCTACAATGACGTCATAACCATGATTTCTGGTTTTCTGACGTCCGTTATCAGTTCCCTCTGACCACGCCAGCATATCGAGGAACGCCTTACGTTGATTATTGATTTCCACCATCTTCTACTCCGGCTTTTTTAGCAGCGAAGCGTTTGATAAGCGAACCAATCGAGTCAGTACCGATGTAGCCGATGAACACGCTCGTTATATAAGCGAGATTGCTACTTAGTCCGGCGAAGTCGAGAAGGTCACGAATGAACCAGGCGATAATGGCGCACATCGTTGCGTCGATTACTGTTTTTGTAAACGCACCGCCATTATATCTGCCGCGAAGGTACGCCATTGCAAACGCAAGGATTGCCCCGATGCCTTGTTCCTTTGCCGCGAGAATGGCGGCTAACAGGTCATGTTTTTCTGGCATCTTCATGTCTTACCCCCAATAAGGGGATTTGCTCTATTTAATTAGGAATAAGGTCGATTACTGATAGAACAAATCCAGGCTACTGTGTTTAGTAATCAGATTTGTTCGTGACCGATATGCACGGGCAAAACGGCAGGAGGTTGTTAGCGCAGCCTCTTGCCACCCGCTTTCACGAAGGTCATGTGTAGAAGGCCGCAGCATAACTATCACTGATGAATTCAGGATAGCCAGTGGCTACGGCTCAGTTATGGTGCTGGTTAACGGACTTGAACCGCTACCCGTTAGCTTACAAGGCGACCGCTCTACCATTGGAGCTAAACCAGCATGTCTGGCGGGACAGCGTGGACTCGAACCACGATAAGAAGGTTAACGGCCCTCCGTAATAACCTTTATACGACTGACCCAAATAAAAAAGCCACCGTTGCAACTTAAGAGTCACTAACGGCAGCTTACCCTCTAATTATGGCTAAATGGATAATTGCATGTCAAGACTTTTAACAACAACATGCTTAACTTTCTCAACACGTTTACGCATTTTGAAAGCATTTTGCATTGGCTGGTATAAAACAAATAATGACGCTTTCAGGATGTCGTCAATTTCATTTCTACAGGTTGCCAGTGAAGGTTTTCTCCATCCCTCGCCACCACGTCCACACATCTTGCGTGGCTTTGCAGTCGCGTGATAGTAGGATGCAATTGCTCGCTTAGAGGAACCATGTGCGTAGTAGCTGAGGAGGATGCCAAAGGCTTTCTTGTCAATGTACATAACGGAATCTACGACCTGAGAAATCAACATTCCGTCATCATCATTGCACATTGGCCTTGTCATCACTCTTGATGGTTCTACCCTCTCCATAAACTGCGCTATAACGCTGCTCATGCGTTTTTCGAGTCTTCCTGAATAAACCCATGCCCCCCATAGCTCAAGCCACCCATTAAGCCAGTCATGCTGCTCTTTAGTGAGGTTCAATTCTCGTATACTCATGCAGCATCGCCTCCCGCCGGCTTGTTCAATCCAAGCCGGTTCACCAGTTCGCGCTCTCGCTCATGCAGATAATCCATCGCCTTCTGGTGTTGCTCCGTCATCTCTCTGACGCTGCGTAATTCAGCTTCGTCACGTTCACGCTGCTTTTTCGCTTGGTTAATGCTGGTTACGGTCATAAATACCTCTCCCGCCCTGATGAATCATTAAAACGCCGTTAACGATGGCGTGATACCTGGCTTCTTTGTCGTACAGATAGCGCCTGACTGTGTTGCGGTGGCACGATAAGCGCCTGGCTACTTCTGTCTGGTTTCCGTATGTCTCAATGAGCATGTCTGGAATGGTTTTGACAGTGTGTGTCATGCGGCCCCCAGTAGTTCCGTAATCATTGGCAAATTCCCACACGTCTCAGTCACTACCAGCACAAGCATTCCGCCTTTAACCGCCTGACAGCGCTTGATGCGCATATCGTCTATCTGGCCGTCATCCAGCCAGAAGCCCGCACTAGTGAGTGCGTCAAAAACGGCCTTTGGTAGATTGTCCAGGTCGCGTTTGCGGTTATCGGGAGGTGCTGCGAGAATGGTGATTCTGATGCGGGGTGTGATTTTAAGGTCTAGCTGTTGTTGCTGAATTATTTCGATTACTTCTCGCCGGTATCGCTTTCCCCAATCGCTGATGTAGTGGATTCCTCGTGAGTGACGCCAGTAGCGATTATTGGATGGAGGCCACGGCAACGCTATACGGTATTCGTTCATCGCACTGTTACCCTCCCTTCGCGTGTTAACTTTTGCAACGTTAAGACAATGGCGCGGTCCATTTCTGAGCGTCGCTCTTCCCGGCTTAAATCTTTTCCGTTGTCTATGCGCTCATGGCATGACGGGCAAAGCGCCGCCGTTAGGCTGTCGTCAACCTTTAGCCCTATTCCCTTTCCTTCGTTGCGATGCGCAGCCTGAACTCCATATCGACCACACAGAACGCAGCAATCTATCTCCCTTACTGCCTGAAGCCATTTATTGCTCCTGAATATCCTCATTAGACATATCTCCATTAGGGTCGCGGTATACCAGCCATTCGTTCACGCATTCAGCACAGGTGTAAATTTCATCTTGTGCCAGTTGCTTGTTACATCCTGCGCACATTGCCCTTGCTATGCTCTCTTGTTCATAACTTCGATTGGGGTCAATCATCGCGTTTTCCTCGCGCGTTCTCTAAGCCACCGGATATCCCACAGGTGAGCCGTGTAGTTGAAGGTTTTTACGTCAGATTCTTTGGGGATTGGCTTGGGTTTATTTCTGGAGCGTTTCGTTGGAAGGTATTTGCAGTTTTCGCAGATGATGTCGGTGATACTTCGTCGCTGTCGTCTCATGCTGCCTTATCTCCCCATCTCGCTTTCCATTCCAGCGCCAACCGGGCTTCGTCTGACCACTTAACGCCACGCTCTGTACCGAATGCCTGGATAAGCTCTAATAGCTCCGCAAACTCGCTTACACGCATCCTGCTGGTTGACTGGCCTATAACCACAAAGCCATTCCCTGCAAGGTTAGGAACAACGTCCTGCTGCTTTAATGCTGCGGTAAACACACACTTCCAGCTTTCTGCATCCAGCCAGCGTCCATGCCAGTTAACCTGACGTGAGACATCACCAAGGCAAGCCCAAAGCTTCCGATTTTGGTCTAAGCTGCGGTTGCGCTGCTTAAACTCGACAATGATGTCTAAATCGCATGTCCTAAGATACTGAATGGCGTTATATCTTATAGATTCATTAGTAAGGTGATATTTGACACATTTCATTTTAATACCTCGCAAATTCGCCGAAACATTCATCCGCTTTATTTGCATATACTTTATGAGCTTCCTTTGGGTCATCGTAAAACCCAAGATTAACTTTCCTCTTGTTGATTACGATTTGCGCCCTCCATTTTCTTGATTTCTTATCCCATGAAACGCCTTTATATCCTGATTTGTTATTTGCCTTTTTGTTTACGTTCTGGATGTTTTGAGATCGAGTTGCCAATCTAAGGTTTGCCATACGATTGTCATCCCTAACGAGATTTATGTGGTCGATATCACTTTTTGGTAGACTGCCATTCATATAGAGCCATGCCAGCCTGTGTGCCTTATAAAGTTTTCCATCGACTTTTATTACCCAGTAGCCTTCGCTACTCTTATGCCCTGCGATATCCCCAGCATTCATTCTCTGGCATTTCTTTACTTTCCATGTGAATTTCCCTGTTAACTCATCGTAGAGAAGGACTTCTTTTAGTCTCTGCTGAGTTATTTGATTGATTGGTTTGGTTGGGTCTGGAAGGATTTGCTGTACTGCGTGAATGGCATTTTGCTGATGTGCTGGAGATCGAATTTCAAAGGTTAGTTTTTTCATGTCTTCCCTCTCCCCCAAATAAAAAGGCCTGCGATTACCAGCAGGCCTGTTATTAGCTCAGTGATGTAGATGGTCATTGCCAGTACTCCTCATTGTCACGGTCTCTCCATGTGAGCCATATATACTCATAGACGAACGGGATAAATGCTTCAAAAAACCGTTTCCACTGCTCATCAGAAAATCCTGTCGCTTTATCAACCATCAGCTCTAATGAATGTTGCCCCTTTGGTGGTCGAGTGACACCTGACAACCTTTCAAATTGCATAATGAGCTCTTCTTCGTCGATACATCTGTTCAAAACAGCAATGAAGCGGGGATTCAAAAGCATTTCAGATATTATTTGGTTGTTCATTCAGTACTCCGTAACATTTTCCTGCCTCCACACTTCGTCATACTCCGACTTAGGCATGTTAGCTATGTAGTTGTATGGTGATGCACCTTCCATTTGCAGGAACTGGTGAGACTGTTCGTCAAGAAATAACGGCACGCCACCTTCCCACCCCTCCCCGTTCCGCTGCTTCTCAAGCATTAAAACAGATGCGGGCGCAGCAAGAAGTTGCTGGTCTTTCTCGTTAATTTGCTCGCCAGCCTGAACGCGCTGTAACGCTCTCTCGCGAGCTTTATTGCGCCAGATGATAAACAGGTTATCTGTCAGGTCTGTAATCGCCCCTGAACCTTTTACGTCCATCTTTCCGGTGGGTTTCTCCTCGCTGTCTCCCTTTCTGGAGTGAGTGACGAGAATAATGTGAGAGTTGGTTTTATTCTTGAAGTCGCATAGCGCGTCAACAAACGCCTTTTGCCCGTTGTAATCGTCATCGCCAATCCCGCACTTCATGAGGCTGTCGATGATGAATAACTGGATGCCGTATCGCCGTCTGGCGTATGTGAAAATTTCAATCAGGCGTTCAGCCTTGGCTGTACCTGTCAGGCCAAATAACCATAGCCGGTCATCGTAAAACTTAAATGCTGATTCGATTTCCAGAACTGGCGGCATTTTGCAACATGTAGACTGCCGTGTCAGGCGTTTAAGCAGAATTCCTGGCTTCAGTTCAAGCGATGCGACGCATGTTTTTACCCCCTGTCTCATGGCCTCAAGCGCCATATGCCCGACAACCTCCGTTTTTCCATGACCGTTCACGCCATTGACAAGAGTTAACTCCGCCTCACGGAACTGGAAGTTGTAAGCCAGCGTTTCCCACGGTGGGTTAAACAGATACTGCTGCTTGCCGTAGAAAGCATTGATGGTGTCATGATAAAACTCACGGGCGCTGTAAAGCTCTTCGGGGTCGAAATATGCCGCTGTCCCGATGTACTGCCAGATTTCATCCTCGGTGACGCCGTTCATCAGGCATTCGTTGATATCTTTGTGTGGCAGTGTAACCAGACGACAGCGATGTTCACCCAGTCGGCTTGCGATTTCCCTTGCAGCTTCACGACCAACATCATCACCGTCCATCGAAATGAATACTTCTTCAAACCTGTCGAGGTTATGGTATTCAAACTCAATCCACTGTTGCTTAGCGCCTTTCCCGCCACCGAACGGGACAGATAGCGCCGGGATTCCGTATTGTGCATAGCTCATGCAATCAATTTCGCCTTCGCAAAGCACAACCGCCCTCACGCCAGCATCGAGAGCCTGCCATCCGAACAGACAGGGTTCACAGTCACCTTCTGCCATGATGACTTTCTTCCCGTCCGGACGTTCGGTGCTGATTCTCTTGACCTGCAACAACTCACCATCGCGTTTGTACGGAAGCACCAAAGCATCCAGTTCTCGCTCTCCATTCCACACCTTGCCGCTGACAACCTCGTACCGCTTTACGACTTCTGGAGATATGCCACGCGATTGCAGGTACTCAAGATGGGATTCTGTTCTGGTAACGTAATGGGCGATTTTCTTGCGGTCAGGTCTGGAGAATTTCTTCTCACGTCTGGCGTCGAAATGGTGATCATCATCCTTGATACCGAGAAATGCCTTTGCCTCCTGCATAGCCTGATGCAGATTTATTCCCCGACAGGCCATCCACAAATCAAGCATGTCACCGCCGTCGCCCTCAGCGAAATCAGCCCATTTTTTCTTGCCGCTAAGGTTGACCTTAAGGCTGTTCCCCTTGTCGCCGTTGACGTTGCCAGCAACCCACTCATGCCCCTCTTTCTTGCCGTTTGGCAACAGGTGCGGGGCCACCCTGTCAACCTGCACCCATAGCAGGTCGCTAAGTTCACTTGGAGTCATTACGCTGACCTCAGATCGAGACGGTTAAACCAGAACTCAACGAATGCAGAACTAAGCCAGCCATGGTTATAGCCAGCGATAAGTAACGATTTGATTCTGGATTTCATGATTCACCTGTCGAAAAACACGTAGCCAGTTTTCGATACGGTGATTGCGGATGATGGCCTTGAGAAAGAGTTACAAGCTCGAGATTTTTGGAATCCCCTGGCATTTCTGAGCCAGGTATTTAAGGCACGATTCCAGTCAATGAATTTGCTTCCCTTGCTGAGGTGATGGTCGGTAAATTTATCAAACTCATCCTGCAAGGATATCCCAAACTCTTCGGCCATTTTCTGATGCGAGGCCGATGGTGAAAATCCTTCCGGCATCGAAGATGGTTTTTTCTTGCGTCCTAAAGGTTCCTTGACTGGTTCAAAAGAGTGATAGGTTCTGGGGGCAGCTCCTGCCCCACCCCCTAGGTCAGCTCCTGCCCCACCCCGGTCAGCTCCTGCCCCACCCCGGTCAGCTCCTGCCCCACCTGATTCTGGTGCAGTTTGTTGTGCATTATCCAGCGTCAGATAAAAAACGTTTGACTGGTTAAGCTCTCCTTTTCTTCTGAACTCCCTTTTCAGGAGCCCCATATCTTCCAGTGCTCTAATGTGGCTTTTTACGGTTGATCTGCTCACCTCACATTGGTCAGCGATATGTTGATATGAAGGCCAGCACTCTCCTTCATCATTGGCGTTATCGGCAAGCTTTATAAGAACCAGTTTTCTCAATGGGTTGCCAACCTTTATGCTCATGGCCTTCGCCATCAAGTTCATGCTCATTTTGACTTCTCCGAAGTTTTGTACTTGTTAAGTATTTCTCTCAGTGGCGCGGCTATTGCAGGATTAACACCCTGATAAAACTGGTCACGCAGTACATCTTTTTGGTGATTAACGCGTTTATTTTCCGGAGTTTTTCGCATATAATTACCTCTCCTGATACCTTAGAAATCCATCTGGATTTGGTCAGAACGCTCGGTTGCCGCCGGGCGTTTTTTATTTCCCGGCATCACAGCTTCCACTGCTTGCCTTGCCACTTCCCTGATTAAGCTCGTCTCCCATACCTTCTCCAGAAGAACGAACGTCACCGCCATATCCTGAATGTTCAGGCGGCTTACTTTTGAATCAGACCATCCCGCCATCTTTGCGAAATTTGTCTGACCCATTGATACGAGCCGGGCGCGAAGCTCTGTTTCCACTTCGCGTATCTTTTTGCTGTGATTTGTGAGTTCCATTACTTAGTATTTCCTGTAGTTAATAGTTAGTTGTGCGCATTCGTTGATGCGCATTGAAATAGATTTACCGCGTTGTCGGCGGTTCAGATTGGTAAAGAGCGGTGCAGACTAAGCTGCTTTGTTTCTTTTCTTGCCATACAGCAACCAGCTTGGATCACACTGGAGAGCTGTAGCTAGCTCAAGCAGGAAGCGCGGACGTTTTGTTTCACCAGACTCAATCTGTTGGATTGATTGCTGTTTCATCCCAGCCTTTTCAGCCAACTGAGCCTGAGTCATTTTCAATTCTGTACGCTTCTGTTTGAGGCGTTGTGAAATGGTTTCCATATGTTCACCTCTACAGTTTCATCTGTATTGTCTAACAGTTATTTCTGTTTGTCAAATACAGTTTCAACTGTGAGGATGGAAACCCATTTTGGAGGATGCTATGAGCCTTGCAGAACGAGTAAAACAAAGAAGAATTGAGCTTGGATTGACGCAGACTGAAGCAGCAGATAGAGCTGGAATCAGACAACAGTCATGGGCAAGCATAGAGGATGGAAAAACTCAGAAGCCCCGGAATATCGTGGGGATAGCTAGCGTCCTTAACTGTGACCCGTCATGGTTATTGAATGGGGGTCATTTCCAGCCAGTTTCTGAAGTGAATTCAAGGAGGATACCTTTGATTAGCTATGTTCAAGCAGGTGCTCTAGCATGTAAAAGCCCCATTGAGGCTTTTGATGGGAGTTTTGAATATGTCATGACAGACATGGATTGCTCTCAATTCACCTTTGCTCTAAAAATAATTGGCGACTCTATGGAGCCAGAATTTAAAGCTGGCGACGTCATAGTTATCGATCCCGAGATTGAGCCCATGCCCGGCGAGTTCGTTGTCGCCAAGAATGGAGAGCATGAGGCAACATTCAAGAAATACAGGCCTATAGCATCCTCACTAGGAAGCGATTCCACATTTGAGCTAGTTCCCCTCAATTCAGATTACCCGACCATAAACAACATCGGTAGAGACATAAAAATCATAGGAACTATGGTCGAGCACAGAATCTATCGAAGAAAAAGATAACCCCCCCCAACACTCCAAACACTAAAGCCGACGAAAGTCGGTTTTTTTGCGCCCCAAGAAAATAAATTACTCAAAATTACAACAACATATGTACTTTGCGCGGTAAATTACAGTTTTGTCTGTTGACGTTATTACAGTTTTATCTGTATATTTAAGCCATCAGCAGGACGCTGGTAGCCAAACGGAAAGGCAACGCTCTTTAACTTCGATGATGCGCTGACAAAGCGCGACAAGATACCAAACGAGATGGGTTTGGCGGTGTGTAGCTCAGCAGGTAGAGCGGATTCGTGGGCCCAGCCGTGGAATCGCGTCACCAGTTCAAGCCTGGTCACACCACCAAAGCCATTTCACATGAGGATTAAATCATGACGGTTATCACCTATGGGAAGTCAACGTTTGCGGGCAATGCTAAAGCTCGCCGTCATGAGCGGCGCAGAAAGCTAGCCATAGAGCGCGACACCATCTGCAATATCATCGATTCAATTTTTGGCTGCGATGTTCCTGATGCTTCTCAGGAAGTTAAAGCCAAAAGAATTGACCGCGTTACCAAAGCCATTTCGCTTGCCGGAACGCGTCAGAAGGAAGTTGAAGTAACAGCGGTTAAGCAGAACCGCATTTACTACCGGGACGCTAACCCGCTTGGAAACAAAATCCATGCCGTACAGAAGCAGCGCGGCAAATCAATTCCGGCTTATTTTGATTGAGGTGAGATATGAAACATATTTTCAACACCTACCTGAAACTTGAATTCAAGACTGACGGTAAATCTGTTTGGTGGTGGTCATCGAACCACAAAGAATGGTTCCCAGACGCAAATGTGAAGCCGGAAAATATTGAAAAAATGCTCTCTCTAGGAATTGCATACATCAAGGCCGCATAGTCGGCCTTTATTTTTGGCATAAACAACAGAGGCGAAGATGAATTATACACCCGGACCATGGCAATGGTGGACAAGTAACAGCTTTCTGCGATTAAGCAGTCAAGCTACAGGTAAAGATGGTGGCGTCATCGACTCTTATGTCATGAAGGATGGTCACTCATCACTAATCGTTAGCAAAGAAGATATGAATCTGATAGCAGCAGCACCTGATTTGCTCGAGGCTCTTCAATTGGCTGAAAAAGCGATGGTAGAAGGACGCAATGTGACTTATCCGGAGTGGTACGGGGTAATCAATAAAGCTCGCGCAGCCATCAGCAAGGCTCTTGGGGAGGAGTGATGGGGTGGATTAAGTGTAGTGATCGGATGCCTGAAATAAGGCAGTCAGTAATCGGATGGAATGGGTACGGTGTTAGGCAGTGCATTTACACGCGAAACGAATACGCCAAAACACAGAAAGGTAGAGAGCCTAGATTCGAGGTTTACACAGGAATTTGGCATGGCGTCACTCACTGGATGCCATTACCTGAACCACCAAGCGAATAAGCACCGATAGCAGATTTACAAGTCTGCTATGTGAGCAATATCGCATAACTATGACGAGAAATCTTAAATGGGCAGAAAATTTAAAGTTTGGCTAGATTCAGGCGCAAATATTCATTCGTGCTATAAGCAGGAAATTGATATTGAAGAGTATCTTGGAATCTTTGATGATGAATGGGACTCATACAGTGAAGAAGCTAAAGATGAAATTATGAGGGACATTGCATGGGAAAAAATGGATTGGGGTTTTGAAGAGATAGAAAGCGAATAAGCACTGTGTATTCATTCCGTTGAGTGAATACACGGAGCAATATCGCTCGTAACCAAACGAGGACGACGACTCGTTCTGGTTGATCGAAAAATCATCCCTTGATGTTATTTGCCGCTCTATATGGGCGGCATTCTTTTTACCTGGAGGAAATATGAAATTACGTGTCTGGCATATCCCGCAAGTTCCTATGAAGCCATTCATTGTAGAAGTAGCAAGTGTTGAAGAGGGTGTGCGAGTGATGGATGCACTGGCTGATTATGACGCATTTCAGTATGACAACAACATCAAACCTGATTACTGCAACGCTAACGGCCTTGAGATGTGGGATGAGAGCCTTACTGACCAGGATTTGGAAGAAATGGAGCTTACGGATCGCTGGGTGGATTGGTATAGCGAATGCCAGTGTTACGACGACCCGCGTGAATATATCGAAAGCCTGAAAGAAGAAACAACAGCCGCCGCCTGAGTGCGGCTGTTTTATCGCATATCCACAGCGCTTCATATCGAGGCGTTTTAGCTATGCCAATAAATGAAAATGGAGAATCCCACGATGACATTTGCTATCGCGGGCGGTGCCGTCATGGGTATCGCACACCTTAATGAATCACTTTTAGAGCGTATAACCAGAAAATTACGGGCCGGATGGAAACGTCTCGGTGAAATTCTTAATCAGCCAGGATTACCACGCCATGACCATTACGCCTGTTAACGGAACAATTCTTGTTCAGCAAGGAAACAGGGAGTTCAACAAGCTATATGAGAAAGTATTTCCGGATACAAAGCAGGGAATGTCTGATGCGTATACATGGGCTGCCGGAATAGCTCTTGGTTGGGATAAGTGGCAGGACGAAGAATGGGAGGCGCGTCATGTTGCATGATTTTGATGATGAAGAATTTATTGCTCTCATTTCTCCTGAAATTGAGGAAGAAGTGGAGCAGCAAATTAACTTAGCCGCAGAACGGCAGAATCCGGTTATTAGCTGGGATGAATTTGCGGGGTATTACTCATGAATCTGGATCAGTTAGATGAACCATTCAATCCTGAAGATATCGAGTGGAGAATACAGCGAAGCGGAAAAACACGCGATGGGATGGTGTGGGCTATGGTGCTTGCTTATGTCACGAACAGAGCAATCATGAAACGCCTAGACGATGTTTGCGGCAAAGCAGGATGGCGCAATGAATACCGCGATATTCCCAACAACGGCGGCGTTGAGTGCGGCATATCAATCAAGATTGATTCCGAATGGGTCACCAAATGGGATGCTGCTGAAAACACGCAGGTAGAAGCCGTCAAAGGTGGTCGTTCCGGTGCAATGAAGCGCGCTGCCGTTCAGTGGGGAATCGGCCGTTATCTGTATAGCCTTGAAGAAGGTTTCGCACAAACATCTCTCGATAAAAAGCAGGGATGGCACAGGGCAAAACTGAAGGATGGAACAGGATTTTACTGGTCCCCTCCATCGCTGCCGGGCTGGGCAATCCCAGAATCAGATAACAAACCATCACCAGAAAATACCAACCAGAAATCTCCATCGGTTGACTGCGAGCAAATTCTGAAAGACTTCAGTGATTATGCGTCGACAGAAACTGACAAGAAAAAACTCATCGAGCGTTATCAGCATGACTGGCAATTAATGGACGGCAATGAGGATGCGCAGGCTAAATGTGTTCAGGTAATGAACATCAGAGTTAACGAACTAAAACAGGCGGCATAAATGGCTAGTAGAGGAGTAAATAAGGTGATCATCTTAGGCCGGGTCGGACAAGACCCGGAGGTTCGTTATTCACCATCAGGGACGGCGTTCGCTAACCTGACAGTCGCTACATCAGAGCAGTGGCGAGATAAACAGACTGGCGAACAAAAGGAGCAGACTGAATGGCATCGTATTGCCGTGGTAGGGAAACTGGCTGAGGTCGTAGGGCAGTATGTGAAAAAAGTGATCAGGTTTATTTCGAAGGAATGTTGAAAACCAGAAAGTGGCAAGACCAGTCAGGGCAAGACCGTTACACCACAGAGGTTCACGTAGGCATTAATGGCGTGATGCAGATGCTCGGCGGAACTGGTGAAAGCAAACAGCAAGCTGCCAGTAGGCAAACACAGAAACCACAGCAGCAATCAGCACCTGCGCAACACAACGAACAGCCTATGAACTTCGACGATGACATACCCTTTGCGCCTGTAACTCTCCCCTTCCCTCGTCACGCTATTCACGCAATTTAAGGACTTACATGAATAATTTAATGGTTGACCTTGAAACAATGGGCAACGGGCCATACGCACCCGTTATTTCGATTGGGGCAGTATTCTTTGATCTGAAAACTGGAGAAACAGGAGAAGACTTCTCGGTTAATATCTCGCTCGAGTCATCAATGCGATACCGGGCGCGTCCTGATGCTTCAACCATTTTATGGTGGATGGAACAGGGAGAAGATGCCAGAAAATCGCTAACCAATGGCACTCAAGAGCTTTCAACGGCTCTTTCATGGTTATCAGACTTTATCGCAAAGCACGCCAACCCTAAATTCGTTCAGGTTTGGGGAAATGGCGCATCATTTGACTGTGTGATTCTACGAAATAGTTATGCGCTGACCGGGCAACAAGCACCGTGGCAGTGGTGGAATGACCGCGACGTCCGAACCATCGTTGAGCTTGGAAAGGAAATCTTATTCGACCCTAAGCGAGATATGCCATTCGAAGGAACTCGCCACAACGCGCTTGATGATGCCATTCATCAGGCCAAATACGTTTCAGCCATCTGGCAAAAGCTAACTAAATAACCAGTCGGAGCAAAATCATGTCATCACCTATCAATGGGGTGATCTCGCCATGTCGCCTTTCAGGCTGCACCAAAGATGAGGTGCTGGCTAATTTCGCAAGGTATTACGAAAAGAAAGACGAAATTCCAATGGAATCAAAGGATGAAAGATTCTCACGGTATGCAGACGAATATAAAGACAGATTAATGAAAGAGCGCATTTACCAGACATCCATCCGACCATTCCGCAAAGCAACTTACACCCAATTCATTGAAACAGACCCGCGCCTTCGTGATTACCGTTCGCGTTACGGCGCTATCAGCAATAACTGAGGAATTCATCATGAGAGGTTTGTCCTACGACCCCGGAATCCTTCCATCGGAAATGATTATTCGACACCGCTTCAAGCCAATGCCATCGAGAGAGGAATTGCTTAAGAGAAATAGTTTCGGTTCTGTTAACGACAACAGATATCTTGAAATGATTTTGAGGAGTAAGAAGGATTATGTCAAAAAATGACATTTCATATGAATACCTCATTAGCAACATTCACTACGATAAAGAAACTGGGATTTTCAAGAAGATAATTAAATCCAATAATGGGGATATAATTGGTTTCAAACCAACTGGCTGTACGCACTCGATGGGATACATAAGGATATATATTAATAAAAAATGGTATTTAGCGCACAGACTAGCTTGGTTATATGTTACCGGAAAATGGCCAATAAATGTAATTGATCACATCAACAGAAATAAAGCTGACAACAGGTTTATAAACCTATGAGATGTCTCCAGTAGGGAAAACAATAGCAACACAAGCAGAAATAAAGGAACTGAAATAGGCACAGAAAGGTATGCTTATGGATGGAGAGCATACATAGGTGTTAATGGAAAACTACATCACCTTGGCTCATATGCAACATGTGATGGTGCAAAATATGCGTATGCTCTAGCAAAATATCAAGTAGAAATATATGGTTACCTGCGCCCCACACCAATCGATTGCAGAAAATTAAATTACGGAAACAGGGGGAATCGTAATGGAAATCCTAAATCAAACCGTCGTAAGCATCCATCAGTGAATGAAAACAAATATCTGAATGCAATGTTGCGGAGTGGGAAGAAATGAAAGAAGTGAAAATATACACGATTGTCAGTGACCAGTTATCACCACCAATAACAGGAGAATCATTCTGTACTGACATGGTGCGTCATAGTGATTATGCGGAGCTTGAGGATAAATACGCGGCGTTGGCGGCGGATAACGATAAAGCAATGGAGTCACTTAAGCAGGCTGATGCAGTTGTTAAGTTGGCGCACGAGAAGTTTTCGGCGCTGGCTTCGGAGAATGCTGGACTGAAGTCTGCACTTAACGACATCCTCCAGCCAGACGCAGCAGTACTTGAGAGAAACCACCGTGTCCGCGCACTGGATGCAATGGAAACACCAGCCACCGACGCTTTTCTGGCTGAGGTGCGGGCCAGCGGTGTTGATGCAGCTATTGAGCACCTGCATAAGAAGTTCGGCGGAACAGGCCATATTGGTGTGTCAGTTATGGCGCTTGAGTGGTTGGCGCAGGAAATTCGCAAAGGCGGTGCAGCATGACAGTGCAAGAGGCAATGAAACTTAGCGATGAAGAGTTAATGGCTCAAGGAAAAGAATCTCTTAAGCGCTGGTATCAGGCATACCAGCACTTTAATTCAACCAAAGAATTTGCAGAGCGCTGCGCTAGTTTACTGGAGCGTACAGCATGAGCAATCCATTTTTTATCAAATGCCTCAAAGATACAGAAGGATGGTGGACTGAAGGCGAGATTTACGAAGCTAGCAGGGTTGCCGGTGGTTTTGTGATGTTTGGTGATGATAACGATCCGAACGAAAAAGAATGGAGCGCAACCCCTGTGGAATATCGTGAAGATGGTTCGATCCTTTATCAGATTGGCGGGATTGAAGGTGAGGTTTTGTTTGAGGAGGCCGCCCAATGAGCAACATCAAAGGTCCGCTTATCAGCAGTCAGCGCTACCTCGACAAGGCAAAGGTAAACGACAGAGCGGCAAGATTTAAGCGTTTTATCGTATCTGTTTACCCGATAGTTCTGCGTGGTCAGCAATACACCATCCTGATGGATGGCCACCACAACTACGCGGCGGCAAAACTTGCTGGCATAGAACCTGATTACCGACCAATCACCAAAAAGGTGCAGCGTATTCTCGGTGAGATGTCATGGCGCGAGCGTGAGGCATTCTTCATCAACAACGTTACAGACAGCAACTACTACTTTGTTGAAACAGGCGAAGTGGTTCATGAGTTGGTTATGCCTGACACGTCCTGCAAATTCCAGGCGCACGCAGGTAACCAATGGATTTTTGGAGGTGCAGCATGAACATCGACAAACAGGCGCTTCGTGAAGAGTTCCGCTACATGCAGGAGCACTATAGCGACCCAGCAGACCGTGCACGCCAGGTTATTTATATCGCCGCAGAGGCGCTGCTGGATGAACTGGAGCATTACAAATCACGTGAAGAGCGAGTTACAAAGCTGGTTCTTGATAACTCGACAAGCTGGGATGCTCTCTACAAGAAGTTGGAAGCCGCAGAACGCCGAATAGCAGAACAAAGCGCGATTGTAGCTGCTGCTGAAAAACTGGTTCGCTGCAAAGGTCGTTATCACAGCGAACTGAATTACCGGGCGCTTGCAAAACTGTTTGGTGTCATTACGCCGGATTTACCACCACTTGAGCATGAAAACGTTCATTACGCAGACGCTGCTGAGGTGGAAATTACAGCGTTACGCCAGTGCATAGCAGAACTCGAACGCAGCGAGACACAGCTTATCAATGAGCGTGATGCTGCTGAATCTGCACTGGCCGATATGTACCAGGCCGCAACAGGAGAGCGTCCAGAATGGAGCAATATGTTTGGTTTCGCTGACGCCGTTGATGTGGTGGAAGAACGACTGGCGACGCTGGAGGCCAACCAAAGCCAAACCACGCCAACGGGAATTCAGCTCATCACAGAAGCCATAGGTGCGCACGGCTATATCGTTGGCTGCCTGTTGCAAGGTCGCCCTGATTTGGCGCTGGAAGAATCGAGAAAGTGGGTATCCGCTTTCGGTCAGGCGGCGGAAATAGTTAGTGCACAAGACGCCGCTGGCATCAAGGTTAAGGGGGAGTGAGATGGCTAACGTAGAAGCTTCATGGTGTGTATCACTGATTGTCGAATGTCCGGGTTGCGGCGAGATAATGGACCTTACTCAAGATGACAACGTCATCGATGGCACATTCTGTGTGGCACTGGAAAACGAGAAAGACTATCAAGTTGAATGTCCAGAGTGTGGCAATCACTTTACCTGCGATTTTGCATACTGAGGGCTAACCCATGACCACTATTACCAAAGAAGAAATTAAGGCATTCATTGAGCAAATTGAATCCGATTTAGCTAATGGGTGGGAAGCGCAGATATTCGAATTGAAGCTGGCGCGTATCGCACTGGCATCGCTCGAAGCGGAGAAAGGTGCCGACCCCGTTGTGTTCACCGACGAACGAAATCTTCATCATATTGCCATGGGTCGAGAAACCTCTTTGATTTTGGGTAAGCAAAACCAGGAGGTGGGAGATATCCCGCTCTATCGCCACGCCCAGCCTGTGCCGGTAGACAAAGAATTTATCCCTAAAAACCTGGACAAGGCGTTGGGTGTTGTTGGTGTTGCGTTACCTGAATCAAAGGAAGAGTTTAATTTCCAGATAGAGCGCTGGATACAGCGTCTTATTGACCGGGTTATTCGTTATGCCGACGAATTCAAAGAGCAGCCAGTGCCGGTAGTGCCTGAAGAAATGAACTTTTCCACCGCCTGCAACTTTGTGCAAATCAACGGAATGGCGAAGGAGGACCGGGCAACTCTTGCAATGAGAGCATGGAACGCCTGCCGAGCTGCCATGATCAACGGAGGTAAATCGTGAAAGAGAATCAAATAACAGCATCAATGGCGAAAGATATTGCCTTTAAGCTTGGCGCAGTCCTGAACGACGAAGAAGCAGAAATTTTTGCCGATGGCTATAACGCCGCCATGCTTCAGGGTGGCCAACCTGTAAGCCAAACTTACGAGTTGCCACAAACGCAGTTTGAACAGGTTGCTGACCTCTACGAAATGCAATTTGATGATGGGCGCACCTGCGCATTCCACACAGATGGTGCAAAAGCTGCTCAGTGGTTGCTCGCATGCGATGGTAATAAGGTGCAGGAATACGTCAGGATTGAGCGCTATCAGGAGGTTGTAATTGGCAACTCTCCGGTAAGTCCGGGTAGTTGGATAAGCTGTAGTGAGCGAATGCCAGATAATGATGAATCTAAACCCATCGCAATTTTTACCGGAAAATGTCTTGGTCAGGGGATGTTCGTTGCTACATACGACGATGATGGGTTCTTTGACTATTGGGAGGGCATGGAAATTATCGGTGTAACCCACTGGATGCCGCTGCCAGCAGCACCGCAGCAATAACAATCCTCGCGCTCGCGGGGATTTCTTTTATCTGAACTCGCTACGGCGGGTTTTTTATTGGAGATAGATAATGTCAGACCAGAGCAAGTATTACGATTACTACATGGTTGAAGGTGATGATGTTAAGGAACTTATCAGTTCATACGATACCATTAACGAACAACGTAATTCTATCCTCCCAGCCGCAGCAGAACAGGTTGGTGCTATAGCATGGACAACAACTCGTAATTGGGGTGGTGGAGGTGGCTTGCTGCAAAGTTTCGTTTGGGAAAAAGGATATGAATTCCCATGCCAGATAACAATCAAGCGTGAGGATTTTTTGGATGGGAAGCGAGTTGTGATAGTACGAGGAAAGGGAAATACAAAAGAAGGCCGTGCATATAACAAGGAGCTTGATGCAGTTATCCACGAAGCTAACGTCAAGCTAAAAGCATTACCTGAGTGGAATGACTACATCGCTAATCATTACGGGATTATGCGCACAGGAATTGGCTGTCAATCTGGGCGTGGCTTTGGTTTCGCTATGTTATCAACGTACGGCGGCAAGCACCCGCAACGCGATGATTGTCTTATTTTTGCAATACCAAATAACAAAGAAGAGCAGCATGGCGAAGTTGTTATCCCTGATGCATTCAAGAAAATAACTTACGGGCAATTCTACGACATCGCTAACGCAAAAGAAGACGAAGAAGAAACAGCGGAGTAACTATGGAATCACACAGTCTCACACTCGATGAGGCCTGTGCATTTCTCAAGATATCCCTTCCTTCCAAGTTCGATTCCCAAACCGGAGATAAAACCTATGCGCGAATTACGCGACGACTCACTTGTTGACTTAAAGTTCATGATGGAGGATTCTGGCATGGGTAAAACGTTCATTTACTCAGAAATCAAGAAAGGTAAATTGCCTTCCCCGCACAAAATCGGCAGCGCATCCAGGTGGGTTTATGCCGACTATCAAAACTGGAAACGCAGCCACTTCTCACCCCTTCAAAATGTCTCATGAATTGCCTTTGTGGGCATAAATGCGGGCATAAAATTCTTCACTTCTGTAATTCATCATAAATCCCCTGCACTTACGACATTCATTAGGTGTCTGCAGGGGACACCATTGATACCCAGGACATTCTCTTCTTGCTGCATAACCTTTCGAGCGGTTCCCCTTTCATGTTGCTTTTATTGCCCCTATGCAATATCACCGGACATGCCATACGTTCAGCAAAAAGTCGTCATCGGCCGGTTATGACCGATGACATCCCGATGTGGTCTAGAAGCGATACTGCAACCCCGCGGTAACCGTATAGTTATTATTAGCTATACCTGCGGCATCGCCACCAAAATACGCCGTATCACCGCTGGTTTTATCTATGATTTGCGTACCGCCCTTACCTTCTTCATATTTACTGTAAGCAAACTCAGCAAAGATTTTTGCATTACTGGTAATATAATATCCGGCGTCAATAGAAGCGCCATAATATCGTGAATTTTCCGTTTTTTCACGGAAGGTAAGTTTGCGCATGTAGTGTTCGTCATTATCATGCGCATTTACCCAGTCGCTGTATTTAAACAGTACATTACACTCAAAGTCATTAATACGATAATCACCCGCCAGCCCGATATAGGGCATTTCGAAACGCTGGCTATAACCTATGCCGCGCACGCCATGAGGAAAATTACCAATATACCGACCATTATCATAAATATAAGACCCGCCTCTTGCCGTCCAGCTAAAACGGGTTTCCTGATAGCCCGCTGTTACGCCCGCCTTGTAGTTATCGCCCTGCAATAACCAACCTTTCACATTCAAATCGTATTCATTAGCATAGTTGACGCTGGTGTCCGGATGAATTGAACGATCGGTCCAGCCTGGCTGCTCACTGCTCATCCAGTCATGGTCAACCATATGACCCGATCCCGACGCCAAAGACGTCCAGCCGCGGGCGTCCAGCGTCATGAACGAATAGGGTTCCCATGATAAATCCCCCTGCAACGTGGCGACATTTTTTATTTTCCAGTCCAGTTGACTCAGCTTCCGCCCGGTGTCGGTATCATAAACCAGCTCCCTGGATTTACCATTTAACACACCCACGGAAAGGGATGTCGTGACGCTATCAGGAGAGACGTCCGGAATAAATAAGGTAGACTCCGCATAAACCGACTCAGAAAATACGGCGATCATCATTACTGCAATAGCATGTTTTTTCAT